GACGATTTGACGAATACAGTGAAATAGGAAGCAACGACGGCGGCGTGGAGTTCGCTGTCGGTGTAGTTGCCGAATTGCTTCAGGAGTTCAATGACCGGGGCCAGGTCGGGGACGCCTCTGGTCTGGCCGGGGCGGCGTTTGCGGAAAATATGCAGGCAGAGGGGGCGGCCCTGGGGGTCGTAGGCGTTGAGGGCGGTCCAGACGCGGTTCTGGGCATAGCGATAATTGCCGGGGTGGAACTGGGCGATGTGGTAGCGGAGCGGAGCTCCGGCGGCGTCTTTTTCGACTCCGGCCGTAAACTGTTGGGTATCGGCGGCAAAGCCGGGATTGCAGAGGCGGTCGGCCTCAATGCAGTTGATGCGCAGGGTGTAGGGGTTGCCTGGGCGGCGGACGCGGGGGAGGTTGACTATGATATCGCCGGAGGAGAGGACGGAGCGAAAGACCAGATCCTGTGAGCGGTAAAAGGTGAGCTGTTTTTCAATGTCGAAATCTTTGCCGGCGGTGGCCAGGCGGAATTCCCTCTCGGCGGCGCGTTCCCAGGCGTCGGCTTGTTCTTCGGTCAGGCCGGTGAGAATTTCGCGGTCTATGGCGGCGCGGGGTTTGAGGCCGGTACCGACGACGCTGGTGACTTTGGTACAGATGGCGCCCCCGGCCAGGGGGACGTTGCGCTCCAGGTCGCGGGAGCGGTCACGCAGGGTGGGGAGGTCGGGGCAGATGACGGAATCGGCGTCGCCATCAGTGGCGCCCCAGGCCGCGGTCTGGGCACGGTCGCGGCGGGCGCCGGTATAGCCGCCGAGAACGGCCAGCTCCAGGCGGGCGCGCATCCGGGATGATCCGGCGCGGGGGGAAAAATAGTTGACGATCTTGTCGGCCACGGTGGGGGTGACGGTGATCTGTTTACCGCGGATGGTGAGGGAAAGGGGGTTCATGCGGCGGATTCGATGCAGCGGAAGCCACGACCACCGGTGGCGGTGCGGGCCAACTGTTGAACGCGAGTATTCCAGAGGGTGATACCTTGCTGGATGGCGGCGAGGTCGGCGCGGGTGAGGTCGCGGCCCCCGTTGACGCCGGTCAAGGTGATCCGTTGGCCGGCGAGGACGGCGGATTCAGCGGCCAGGTATTCGGCGAGTTTTGCTTCACAGGTTGTGAGGTCAAGTCCGGCCATGGAGCCCCTTTCAAGGATGAAGGCGGAAGGATGAAGGATGAAAAAAACTTTAATCATCCTTCATCCTTCATCCTTCATCCTTCATCCTTCATCCTTTAGTCGGTGGCCATGATTTCACATTATTTTTATGAGCGTGAGAGCAGTTTGGCGTGGTATGTCACAAAATATGCGCGAATGATGAAAAAACCGGCGCGCATATTTGGCGTGTAAGGGGTTTTTTTGGGGTGGGGTATAGTGAGGTATTACCTGTTTTCCAGGGTGGCGGTTTGGCCGGTGAACTGTTCCCATCTTTTGACGATGACGTCGCAATAGGCCGGGGAGATTTCCATTCCGTAACAGATGCGCCCGGTCTTTTCGGCGGCGATGAGGGTGGTGCCGGAGCCGAGGTAAGGATCAAGGACGGTTGCGCCTTCCGGGACCTTCGCCTTTTCCATACACCATGTTATGAGATTAACTGGCTTTTGTGTTGGGTGGCACTTTTCGGACTGAAATGATGCAGGGTTAATGGTAGGCGAAATATAAACGCCATGTCCGCCTTTCATCCAAGCCACGTCACCGTCACTCAGAAATGTCCCGTAGGCGTCCGGGTACTTCTTCGGCCATATCAACACGGTTCCGCGATGGAGCTTGTCGGGGAAATGGTGCATTCCCCAGATGATAACCATTTCAAAACGGATGAGGTGCGAAGGGTCAAAGACTTCTGCATCACCGATGATGTTTTGCCCCCAAAACTGTGAACCTCCGCCATGTCCGTTGACCTTGCCAGGTGTTACTTTTCCGTCCCACTTCATACCATACGGAGGATCAGTAATGACAGCATCCACCCCCGTCAGCGTCGGCAGGATATCCCGACAATCACCACACATTACCCGATGTTTGCCGAGTAACCAGATGTCGCCGGGTTTGGTGACTGGTTCAACCGGCACGTCCGGCACGTCGTCGGGGTCGGTCAAGCCTTCGGTGCCCGGTTCGGCCATGATGGCCGGGAGTTCGTCACCGAAGCCGAGCAGGGCGGTGTCGTAGTCCATCTCTTGCAGCTCCTGCACTTCCAGGCGCAACAACTCATAATTCCAACCGATGTTCTCGGCGAGTTTGTTGTCGGCGATGATGTAGGCGCGCTTTTGCGCGGGGGTAAGATGGCCGAGACGAATGCAGGGTATTTCCGGGATACCCATGAGGGCGGCGGCCTCGACCCTGCCATGCCCGGCGATGATGCCGTTGTCGGCGTCGATCAGAACCGGATTGGTAAAGCCGAATTCCTTGATGCTGGCGACGATCTGCTGGATCTGCTCGGGGCTGTGGGTGCGGCTGTTCCGGGCGTAGGGGAGCAGGTTGGGGCGGTAGATCATTTCTACTTTCAGGTCGGTCATGGGGTTTCCTTTGAAGGATGAAGGATGAAGGATGAAGGATGAAAAAGGCTTTTATTCCGCCTTCATCCTTCATCCTTGTCTTTTGTCTCCATGCTTTCGCGGTAGTATCTGACGGTGATGGCGCGGATGCGGGTTTTTCCGGCGTTGGCGTGGCCGTTGACTTTGGGTAAGGTTCCGTCTTCTACCAGGCGGAATACGGAACGCACGGAGATGCTGAGGAGGGCGGCGACTTCCACGGGGGTCAGGAGGAGGTTTTCTTCGATGAACCGATGGCGGACTTCTTCAATGTGATTCCGGGTGATCTTTTCGGTGGTCATCGGGGCACTCCCTCACTGTAGATGCGGCGTTGCCGGGGTTGCGGGTTCTCGTGATTTTGCAGGGAGGCCAGCAAACCTTTCAAATCGACTCTCATGCTGAGCAGGGCAGCCAAGGCGTAGACGCGGCAGTCGATGGCTTCGTTTCTCACCCCCCCTTTGCGCTTTTCCCACCGGATCAGGTCGGGGCGCTTGTCCAGGGGGACGGCATGCTCGGCCTGGATCATGCTGTACCAGTTTTCGGGATACCGGAACACGGGACCGGGGACCGGGGACAGGGAAAGGCCGTTACTGGTCCCTGGTCCCTGGTCCCCGATCACCGGTAGGTGACAGTAACCGGGGCCGACGGTTTCTAATGCCAGATACCCGAAGAGTTGACTCTTGATCCTATTGACGCCGAGGCGATAGACGGGGATGGCCATCCCGGCGCGGTGGCGGTTGGAGGGGCCGGCGACTTCGGGGGCGTCGACGGTCTCGACGCCTTCGGCGGCGTAGAGGCCGCGGGCCCGCCGGGGGCCGGTGAAGCGATAGACCTGTTGCGGCACGTAGCCGGCATCTATGAAGGCGCGGGAGATGCCGAGGGTGGCGCCGTGGGCGTGGTTGAAGGTCTGGAGCAGGTGGCGGTCGAGTTGGTCCCATACTTCGGGCAGGCGGGTATCGCCCCAGAGGACGGTATACATGATGCCCCATGACTGGCTGCCGGGTCCCCAGGCGACAATCTCAACCTCGATCCGGTCTTGCTGGATGTCGGCGCCGGCGGTGAGCAGGCAGGCGTCGGCGGGGATGTGGGGGCCGTACTCTTCGGCGCGATAGCGCAGGCCCTGTAAGCCGGCGCTGCTGGCCTGTACGGTGACGTGCGGGATGCCGAGAAAACTGTTGGCGAGGCGGCGTTCATCGGCCAGGGCGCCGCTCCGGGCGCGGATGATTTCGGCGGCGATATCTGACAGGCTGATATCGGGGCAGATGAGGCCGATGATATGGTAGCCGACACTGCGCGGGCGCAGGGTTGCGCCCGGTGAATCGTTGAATTGTTGAACCGTTGAATCGGATACCCATTTGCCGAGACGCACGGCTTGGTTGCGTTCAAGATCGTCCCAGAGGGCGCCGCAGCCGGCGCAGACGTAGCGGGCCAGCTTGCTTGACTTCAGGAATTCGGGATCTAGGTCCGGTTGAATCGGGGAATCGTTTAATCGTTGAGATTCTTCGTTTTTTCGATTCGACGATTCAACAGTTACACCAGGTTGAATCGGTGAATCGTTTAATCGTTGAGATTCTTCGTTTTTTCGATTCAACGATTCAACAGTTACACGATTCAACGTATCCGCAAACAGTCCTAGTTGACCGGGCCAGGTGAGGTTTTCGGGGATCATGAGTTGAGTTTGGGCGCAGTGGGGGCAGGTGACGTGCCGGACTTTGCGGACGAGGCATTTCTGGTAGGCTTGCCAGATGGGGCCGCTTTCGGTGGTGGGGGTGGAGCATTTCAGCACTTTGCGGCGCCGGGCGGTCCGGGTGCGGTCTTCGAGGAGGCTGAGCGGGTCGGTCTCGACGCCGGTGAGGCTGTCGTTTTTGTCGACTTCGTCGGCCCAGACGAAATCGGCCGGGAAGGATGAGAGTTTGGAGGCGCTGGAGCCCCAGCAGGGAAAGATAACGGTGCCGTCTCTGAGGGTTACTTTTTCGGAGTTGTTGAAGTGTTTGTCATCGGTGAAGAGCCGTACGGCCAAGGGTTCGGTTTTCTTCAGGATCGGGATGAGCCGGATCTGATAGAAGAGTTTGGCCAGGCTTTCGGTGGGGAACATGACAAACTTGCCGTTGCCGCCGAAGCGATAGAGGTTGTTGAGCATGATGTTGATGCAGGCGTTGGTCTTGCCGGACTGCGGCGGGCCGCAGATGACCAGCTCTTCGACGTAGGGGAGGTCTGCTGTGTCCATGATCTCGGCCAGGTAGGGGGTGACGTTGTTGTCCCATTGGCCTTGATGGCTGCCGATGGTGACGGTGCGGTATTTGGCGGCAAAGACAGAGGTGGGCAACAGTTCTTTGGTGCGCCAGACTTCGGTCTCGCCGGGGAACCAGGCGGGAACCGAAGGCGGAAGGATGAAGGATGAAGGATGAAGGGTCATGGTCTTTTGCCGGCATTCAATCCGCGGAGAAAATCCGGGATGTCGGTTTTTTTGTGGTGGCATTGTTTACAATAATGGACGGCGCCTATTTTGAGGCGGGAGCCGGGGACCAATTCGGCAATGAGGGTGCCGCAGGTTTTGCAGTATATTTTTCTCATGCTTTTTTCATCCTTCTGCCTTCATCCTTCATCCTTGTATCGCCACTTGATCCACGTAACGGTTCAGCCAGTTGTCGAGACGGTTATCGTAGTCGGTGAGCAGGTCGGGAATGATGGCGGTAATGTTGGCGCTGTCCAGGTCGAGGCCGCGGCTTTTGAGGTAGGTGGCGACGGTGGACACGAACTGGTCGCAGATGTAGGGGCCATAGTTGCTCATGTCGTTTTTGAGGAAGGCGGCGGCCTGGGCGTTGCGGGCTTCGACTTCGTCTCGGCGTAAGAGTTTGCCTTCTATTTCTCCGGCTTTGGCTTCTTGTATCCGGGCGGTGGCCAGGTTGATCCGTTCGCGGGCTTCGCGGGCTTCGGGGGTGGTGTTAACGGGGCCGATGGCTGGGGCTTGTCCGCCGTTTTTGAGCTGGTAGCCGCGGTTACGGGCGTAGAGGTCGAGGTCGCCGGGGGTGTAACGGCCTTTGAGATGGGGGATGTGGTAGGTGGTCCGGGAAGGGTCACCGATGCAGCGGTACCCTTTGCGGCAGTGGTTGGTAAAGGACCACAGCTCGATTTTCATGTTGTAGCGTTCGCGGAGCCAGGCGTGGGCGGCTTTGGCGTTGGGGAGCAGCTCGACTTCGGCGACGAATTCAGTCGGGTAGTAGCGCCGGGCCAGGCGGTCGACGGTGGTGTCGTAACGTTTGGTGACGGCTTCGAGGTCGCGTTCGGTGGCTTTGCCGGGGGTCTCTTTGTAGACGGTCATGGCCCGAATCCGGGCGTTGTGTGCCAGGCTCAGGTCGGCTTTGTCTTCTTTGCTGACGGTTTCGTCGGCAATGAGGCGCTCGGCGTAGGTGGTGGGGTTGGTGGTCATTTGTTCACTATTCCAATGTTGGTCACGATGGTTTTGAGGAGCTGGACTGCTTCACCGATGCTCAGGTTGGCGCTGAGCCGTTCCCGCCCGGAACCTTCGGGGAAGGTCTCCCGGACAAAGCGCCAGCGGCGGGTGATCTTGGTCAGGATCGCCGCCAGGTCCCGGTGTTCTTCGCCCGTCATTACCCCAGTCCCTCTTCAACGGTCCGCAGGGCCACGACGGCGACGTGAAGGGCTTCTTTGCGGATTTCATGGATCGGGGCATCGTCGTTTATAGCCTTGGCTATTTCCCCGACTTCTTCCATGAGGGCGGCCAGCATCCAAACGGCTTCGGGATGTTTCAGCCGGGCCTTGACGGCTTCGGCTTGTAGACCGGCGATGGTCTCGGGCTCAAAATGGCGGTAATTTATCACGGCGGTGTCTCGTTTCTGCCGCACCAGGGCGGCGAGGTGGTGGTAAGGGCCGGGTTTCATCTCAATCATAACGACTCTCAAAACAAGCTGGGTTCTTCTTCTGTCGTGGTTTTCTTGGGTTTCACCGGCTTTCCGGCGTAACGATCTTCCATACAGAGCCCTATTTTCTTGCCTGATACCTTGTGCATGGTCATTTTCCCGCAACGGTTGCAGAATTTGTAAGTTCCGATTGTGTTACTGGTGTAGTGCTGTGCCATAACTTACA